CAACGAGCAATCTACGGTGTGGACAACACTTGTTTCGTGCTCAGTCAGTATGGTTTTGGTGATTGTGAAAGTTTGTTGAGTAATGTTTTTCCTATAGGTAAAAGCGCTACCACTGAAAACGTCGCTTCATCCGTCCAAAACGTTATCAAGAACGGCACGCCTTTTTGTTTCGATTTTGAAGATTTCAACTCCCAGCACTCCACTGTAACAATGCAGATGGTACTGATTGCATACCGTGACGTTTTTTCCCATTATCTAGACCCAGACCAAGTCACGGCTATCAACTGGCAGATAGCAGCACTGGATGATGTTACTGTGTTAGACAAATTGGGTGGTAGGTATAAGGCAAAGGGAACACTACTCTCGGGATGGCGTATGACCACCTTTATAAACACAGTACTAAACAAGATATACATAGACTCGTGTCTAGATGGCCAATTGGTTCCAACCTTACATAATGGTGATGACGTGTTGGCAGCTGTTACGAATCTGCACCAAGTACAGGTGCTTATGAGAGGTGCGGCATCACTTAATATCAGATTTCAGTCTCACAAATGTTTTCTAGGCGCTATTGCTGAATTCCTACGAGTTGATCACAAACAGAAGGTAGGAGGACAATACTTGGCTAGGGCAGTGTCTACATATGTGCATGGCCCTACAGAATCTATAGTCCCAAACGATATTATAGCAGTGGTGAAATCATTATCAGTTAGGAAAAAAGAAATACTAGAAAGAAAAGGAAGGCCTGCTATCATGGATAGGTTAAGTAACGCTCAATGTGACTGGCTCACAACGTTATGGGGCCTTGAACCGGGTAGTATTAATATCATTATGAATACACACGTCAGCTTAGGAGGCATATCTGAAGAGATCTCTGAGCTCTCCTTAAGTCACCGGATAGAACGGGTCCCAGACAGGAGGTCATTTGATCCAGGGGGCAAGTTGGCTGCTGACATGGGTCAGCCATTACCAGGAGCTTATGCGTACGCTGTCCAAGTAACCAGTTTACACGGACTTGAACACTATTGTCTGCAAGTATACAGTAGTGTCAAGAAATCAATATTTGCAACGACAATTATGAGTCGGTTTACTGTCATAATAAAGAAAATTGACGGAACAAGTCGTGGGCGTGAAGTGCTCGACGCCAACCAGTATGGGATGTTCCGTGGCCAGATAGACAATGTTAAGACATTACTATCAAAAGCCTTTAAAATACCACTATTCGAGTTTACAAGAGGTATGTCAGCGG